GCGAAAGTTGTGCTTGTGCCGAAGGATTCGAGAGGCCCGAGGTTAATCTCCTGTGAACCCTTGGAGTACCAATGGATTCAAGGGGGCTTAGGAGGTGCAATAAAAATGCACCTTGAGCGAAACGATTGGACTCGAGGTCACGTGAATTTCACGGACCAAGAGATCAATCGTCAGCTTGCCCTTGCGAGTTCAGTTAATGGCCAATGGGTTACACTGGACATGAAAGAAGCATCTGATCGCGTTTCTGTGGCTTTAGTGACGGAGTTATTCCGCGACTGCCCAGTTTTACTGGATTGCCTTATGGCAACCCGGACGCCTCAGACAATGCTTCCTAATGGAAACATAGTCACCATGAAGAAATTCGCGCCGATGGGAAGCAACTTGTGCTTCCCGATTGAGGCGGTAGTTTTCATGGCTCTAGGTGTAGGAGTCTTAATGGCGGAGAAACTCCGACAGCGTCCTTATGTCTCACGACAACACCAGCACGTCTATTATAAACGTGTTATGTGGCGCGCCTCGAGGAGTCTATTCGTCTACGGAGATGACATCATCAGCCGACGCGAAGACTATGCGTCGTTGCTTCAGTACTTCCCTACAGTTGGACTTATGTTCAACCAGGATAAGTGCTGCACACATGGTTCCTTTCGGGAATCATGCGGCATGGACGCCTATAAAGGCGTTTGTGTCACACCTCTTCGAGTGAAGAGATTGTGGATGTGTAGCCGTAAACAAGCACCTGAGACCTTATGCGCGTATGTTTCGTTTTCGAACGAAGCGTACAAACGTGGGTTATATAGAGTCGCATCCTTTGTTTCGGATGCCGTCGAGATGTCGATTGGTAAGCTCCCTGTTTTCAAGGAGCGCCAGTTAGATAATCAGTCGGAATTCATGTCACAGTACGGTGTACTGTGCTGGATTCGACCTCTTAGCTATGACGGGAGCGATAATTCATGTTTCAAGACTCGCTTTAATGCGGATCTACAGAGACGTGAGTTTCGTGTCCTCCATGTCAGTCCACGGAAAGTTATCGTGGATTCGACCGACTGGTGTATGGTTCTTAGAAGATTATCTTCTTCGATTCATAGCAACCCGGGTGTTTTCGCTCTGATGCGCAGCGTTACTTTGAAGCGCATCTGGTATCCTTACTAGAACTCTTAGAGAGTTAGTATGAGATATGTAATGGGTGAAAGCTCATTACAAAGCGTTCTGCCCCTCACGGGGCAGAACAGACTAGGATCTTTA